GGACCGCCATCGCGAAGCTCACCAAGCAAAAACCGCAGTTGGACGTCGTGCCGCCCTCCGGCGACTCGGATGACAAGGAGTCCGCCGAACTGTCCGAAGCCCTGCTCGTCTTCCTGTGGCGCGCCCTCAAGAAGCCGCAGAAGCTCCCCATTCTGCTCGGCTGGCTCCTCATCACGAGCAAAGCGTTCGTGCGCGTCGCGTGGGACCCGCTCGCCGGTCCCCTCCAGCCGCGCACAATCCCGATGCAGCGCAGGCCGCGGCCGCTCGGCGCGCCCGAGGACACGCCGTTCGAGGAAGCGAGCCCCGAAGACCTCGAGGCCGAGGACGTCCACGTCGCCGCCGGCGAAAACGGCGAGCCGTACAAGACCGTCGACGGCACGATCGACTTCGCGCGTGTGCCCGACCAAGAGCCGATCGGCGAGATCGTGTGGGAAGTCGTCACGCCGCTCGCCGTGCGCATCAACCCCGAGGCGACATCGTTCGACGACGCGACGGAGATGTACGTCGCGATGCTGTGGCCCCGGAACAAAGCGGCGCTCCACTTCGGCGTCGACGAAGCAGTGGTCAAGCAATGGGGCGACTCCGACGAGCAGCGCGCGCTCTACGAGGACATGATCTCGGCGACGATGGCGGGCATGCCGCGCTCGTGGGCCGACCAGTCGTCCGTCTGGGGCGTGAGCCAACAGAACGCGATCGGCGACCGCGTGCTCGTCGTCGAAGCGTACTTCGCCAAGGACGACACCTTCCCCGAGGGCCGCCATTGGATTTCGGTCGGTGGCGTCAAAGTCTGGCCGCCGACGAGCGCCGAACAGGCCGCGCGCGCGAAGCACGCCGCGCAGCCAGGCGACGTGGCGAGCGCGCCTGCCGACGCGGATGGTGCCGAGCCGCGCGCCGAGGCGACCCCCGCTGGCGAGTTCCCGAACGGTGAAGCGCCGCTCCCCTTCGGCTTCTGGCCGCCGCTCGTGCCCTGCGTCGATACACCGGTGCCCGGTCAGCCGGCCGGCATCGGACTCATTCCGCAGGTCGTCCCGCTCAACGAGCAACTCAACTTCCTCGACGCCAAGATCGCCGAGAAGCACGTCATGGACGCGATGGGCGGCATTTGGTTCGTGGGGCCGCTCGATTCCAAAATTCAAATCACGTCCGAGCCCGGCCAAGTGGTCGTGTCGCACGAGATGGGCCGCCGGGGCGCCGGCGCTGCGCCCTTCCAGGCGCAGATGCACCCGCTCCCCGAAGCCGTCTACCGCGAGCGCGAAGTGCTGCAGCAAAAGGTGATGCTCGTCTCCGGCATGACCGCGCTCGATCTCGCGCAGAAGCCACAGGGCACGCCCTCAGGACGCGCGCTCCTCGTGAACCAAGAGACGTCGGACTCCGTGTTCATGCCGACGCTCTTCGCGATTGAGTCGTGTCTCGAGGAATGTGGCCGGCGCGAGCTCATCATCGCGCAAGCGAAATACACTGAGCCGCGCACCGTCGCGATCAAAGGCGAGGAGGGCGAGTGGCTCTTCCGGAGCTACACGAACGCCGATTTGGGCTACGGCCATGACGTGCGGGTCCAAGTCGGCTCGAGCTTCCCGTGGAACAAGTCGGCGCAGTGGGACACGAAAATTCAGATCATTCAGGCGATTCCCCAACTCGTCCTCAAGCCGGACGGGAGCGTCGATACCTCCGCGCTCTCGAAATACCTCGACTCGGGCGCGCCGGGGCTCTCCGCGTTCTCGTCCGAGGAAAATCCGGACTTGGTCGAGGTCCAGCGCGAGCACGCGCAGTTTGAGGCGTACGACCCCGCGGCCGGTGCGCTCGAAATCCCTGCGGATCCGGGGCTCGCGTTCTGGCAGAACCACGCGGTGCACTTGGAAGAGCACTACCGCTTCATGAAGCGCGACTACGCGCGCTTCAAACGGTGGCACCCGGCGGCGCAAGAACTCTTCAAGCAGCACATGCAAATGACGCTGCTCGCCGTGCAGCAGTTGGCCGCCCAGATGCTGCCGGGCGCACCGCCCGGCGACCAAGGCGCCGCGTCGCCCGAGGGAGAACCCGGTGGGAACCTCGCGCTCGTGCGACCCGGCGTCCCGCAGGCCCGACTCAATCAAGCCGATTTCGCCGACGCCAAACGCGCCGCCGGCGCGTGAACCGACTTCACACTTTTCTCACGGTTGATGGGATATGGCGCACCCCGACGTAAGTAAGACCGAGGACCACAGCGCGTTCATCGACAGCTTCGCCGCGAAGCTCGAGGCAGCGGAGTCCGGCGCGTCAGACGAGGCCGAACACGAGGCGAGCGACGGCTCGCCTCCGGCCGACGAGACGACCGAACACGATTCCGAAGACGGCCAGAGTGACGAGGACGGGGCGGACGAGGCGACGGAGGACTCGGACGAGGACGAAGAGGCCGCCAGCACGGAGGCGGCGGACGAGGCAGACGACGAAGACGTCGAAGACAAGGAGGAGGAAGAGGCGGCGGAGGAGGACGAACCCGCAGACGACGCGGTCGACGTCACGCAACTCCTGAAAGACGCCGGACTCAAAACCACTCTCAAGGATCTGCCGAAGGAGATCCAACCGCTCGCGCGGAAGAAACTCGACGAGATGCAGGGCGCCTTCACGCGCGCCATGCAACAGCAGACGGAGTGGCGGAAGGAACGCGCCGAGCTCCTCGCGGAACAGCGATTCCGTGAGCAGAACCCCGCGCTCGCCATCGTCGAGCTCCTGAACGCCCATCCGGAAGTCTCGGATGAGATCAACACACACATCGACAAGAACCTGGACCCCGACAAGCTCCGGAGTTTCGGTCGCGATGTGGAGGACGCGCGCAAGAAGGCCGCCGAGGAAGTGCTCGCGGCGCAAGCGGAGGCCGAGCGGCTGCTCCAACGCGGCGACGAGATCGAGGCCTACGTCCGGTCCGCCGCGAAAAAGCTCGGGTTCCCCGATGCCGCGATGAACGACATCGAGGAGGGCATCGCGTACCTCATCGGGCAGAAGCCGATCGGGCAGCGCGACATCTCCGAAGAGGAAGTGGACCGGGTGCTCCGGCGCAAACTCGCGATCTACCGCGGTACGCAGCGGCGAAACGCGACGGCCACCGCCCAGGCGTCCATCCAAGCCCGTGCCACCGATCGCCGCACGTCCACTCCGGCCGTGCGCGCGGGGTCGGGCGTCGTGCCGCCGGCGCCCAGCGGCAAGACGATGCCCAAGAACGACAAAGAGTTCGCGGCGATGTTCGTGAGAAAGCTGTAAGCAAACTGGAATTGTAGGACCCACAACTCACTGCAACAGGCAACCGCCCTCGAGCTCGCGCGCTCCGCGAGTGAGGGCCTTTTCATTTTCGGGAGATCCCCCAATGGCAGGCTTCATTGCATCCCTGAGTAATTGGGATTTGCTGCTCCAGGAGGACTACGTCGTCGGCCAGATCGTCAGCGCGATCAACACGGCAACGCCGTTCAAGGACGAGCTGACGCGCGTCAACATGACGTCCGGCCGCGAACGGGTCTACCCGGTCAAGGTGGGCGCCTCGCAAGGTCAGGGCGCGCGCGCGGAAGGCGCCCTCATGCCCGCGTACGGCGCCGGCGAGTACCAGAACGCGAAGGTCAAGGCGAAGTTCAACTACGCCCCCTTCAAAGTCACCGGCCAAGCCGAGGAGTTCGGCACGAAGAAGGCGTTCGTCGACTTCGGGCTCCAGATCCTGCAGGACACGAAGGAAGGCTTCAAACTCTTCACCGGCCGCCAATGCTGGGGCGACGGCCAGGGCATCCTCGCCCTCACGAACGGCGCGCTCGCCGCGGGCGCGACGACCGTCACCGTCGACTCCCCGTACGGCCAGCTGTGGGGATCGCTCGCGACCGCGACGACGTTCCTCATCCGCCGCAACATGTACGTCCAGTTCGGCGCGGACGACAACAACGGCCAAGGGTATCGCGTCACCGGCGTCGGCACGACGACGTTTACGATCGCCACGCCAGGCGTCCTCGCCGCCGTCGCCGACAACGCGAAGATCACAATCCAGGGCTCGGGGGGCGGCCTCGAGATCACCGGTGCGCTTGCCATCGTCGCGACCGCCGCGTTCATGACCGCGCTCGGGATGGGCACGACGGTCTACAACGGCATCGACCGCGCCCTCTTTCCGGAGTTCGAGGGCAACGTCGTCAACGCGAACTCCACGGCGATGTCGCTCCCGATGATCCGGCTGGTCCGCGACGCCGTGTTCAAACGCACGGACGATGAAGAGACGAACCTCATGGTCGGCTCGACGGAAGCTGCGGCGGCGTACGAAACCCTCCTCACCGACAAACAGCGGTTCATCCCGGCCGTCAAGCTCCGGGGCGGCTACACCGCGCTCTCGCACGACGGGCTCGATATGTCGAAGGACTCCAAGGCCCCGGTGAAGGCGCTCTTCTTCTTCAACACGACAAAGATCGC